CTAACCACTCAACCCCATATAACTCGACTTGATCCAGGATCAAATCATCAGTCCAACCATAGGCTACTCGGACTGCGTGGAGTTGCTGTCCTCTTCGTTCTCGGAGTTGCTGGTAGAGAAAAAACGCTGCACTAACCTCTGCACCGAAGGGGACTCTTCGTAAACCATAATCACCGCATCGATCAGAACGGCGATATCAAAGTTCTCACGTGAGAACTTACGGCTGGCACCCAACACGGCACCGAACAAGTCCACCAGGGCTTCAGCAGTCATAACTTCCAGGACTTTATCCAAGATGGTCAATAACCCCTCAACCCCGTTGACTTGGATTTGTCCATCTTCATCCTGAGCAGCAGCCAAGGCTGGCTTCCCGTAACGAGCCAACCACCGGGTAATCGCAAGCACCTGTTCGGCCTGGGCTATCCCGGTCTTCACTACATTGAACTCTTCACTAGCAACAACTATCACATGTTTCGTCATTTCCTCACTCCTAAAATATGTAAATAAAGCCTCGCCCAATCGCAATGTTGGACGAGGCACGAACATTCTTGTTTAGTGGACTAACTCAAGATTACGGGGCCACTCTCTCTAAAGGTCCTAAACCCTCAAAGTCAACAGACAATGTGGAAAAATCTTCGCTACCGGTCGAGTGCTCAACCGAAGTCAAGAGCACATCCCCTTGCCAGTATCTCGTAAGGTCTGCTCGGGAGTCATAAAAGCGCATAAAGATCGCCTCCCCATCCACCATCGTATCGAAGATCGTGTCGCTTTCGTCATCGTAATAACCTCGCAGCGATCCATTCCAGTTCATCCAAGTCCGGGCTTTACCAACCCAAGCATCAGCGAGACTCGCCACAAACGGCTTGTGCTCTGCAACATCTACCCGCACACTGATCGAGAACTCGTTTCGCTCAGGCAGTGCGGCGAAAGTACCCGTTGTCCCATTCCAGTCCGTGCTTACATCAATTCGTGCATCAATTCCAACAAGTGCTGCCATTAATTAAATCCTCCAGAACTATTTTTCCTTTTTAGCACCTCCGCTTACACACTGCGAGATTTATCAAGCACACTTTTTGCTATTACTTCACACTTCAAATACTATTGTTCCGGTTATTCTTAAGGAACGATGACCCGAGCCAGTGCACCAAGACCTTCGAAGTCCACAGACAACGTGGAAAAGTCTTCACTACCGGTTGAATGTTCAACCGAAGTCAGGAGTACCTGACCTTCCCAATAAAGATCTTCGTTTGCTCGGGAGTCGTAGAAGCGCATCCATACCGCTATCCCGCCCACCATCGTATCGAAGATCGTATCACTTGCATCATCATAGTACCCCCGTAACGAACCGTTCCAGTTCATCCAGGTTCGGGCCTTACCCACCCAGGCATCAGCCAGGCTTGCCACGAACGGTTTGTGTTCCGCAACATCCACTCGAATGCTGATCGAGAACTCATTCCGCTCAGGTAATTCATTAAAAGTACCCGTTTCCAGATCCGGGTCCCAGTCCGTACTCATATCAACACGTGCATCAATTCCAACAAGTGCAGCCATTTAACTTAATCCTCCAGATTTATTTACCCTTTTTCACCTCCGCTTACACACTATGGGATTTATCAAGCACACTTAAACAATCACTTCACAATTCGGTTTCTTCACTCAACTACTTCAATCGCTAGGGAACAATTAGTGCCAAGTACTTACTTGTGGATCGCTCTTTGTCCCTCTCGAACTTGTCCAAGTAAAGATCTTTCTTTCTCGAAACAGGGACGAAAATCAATCCCCCCGGCTTTACTGCTTGTTGAAGCAACCTAACCGTAAAAGAGAAGTGCCGGTCAGACAGATCCACATAATCCAGACGCACACTATCAAAAGCATTTGTCCGTCGCATCCAACCCTTTGTTAACCATTGCTCTACTCTCGCAGCACCGAACACCTGGTCAGCAGCAGGGATAGTTTCTTTCTTAACTACTGGTTCCTCTTCTGGAACCACTACCTCTTCATCAGACATAACCATCTCCTCTCTATCACCGGTCCACTACCGTAACCATAAAAGGTAACCAATAGAACGGAACATCATTAATGGTTGAAGGTTCCGGGATATCGATATCCACCAACCGAGCATAAGGGGACAACCCACCCAGGCGAGGATCATCATGGAAGATCAAAGATAACCTACCCAGGAGATCTCGAAGATCCTCTTCAACCGCCTCGATATCCTCAAACCGAATAAAGAATACCCCGGCCATGCGCCATTGAAACACTGTCTTGCTAAACACCTCGGAATGGTGGTGACCACCACCGGCGAACTCGATCAATACACCAAACTTCTCTCCCTCTTCAAACATCGCTCCCAGGACCGCATCCAGGTTTCCACCCTTTACCCGACCCTCGCTCAGTTCAGGAAAGTATTCCACGAACCGATCAATAACCGCAGTCTCCAATACCTTATAGCCAACCATTGCTCACCTATCTCCCAAACGGGTACATATACGTAGTAGTCTGACCTCGAACATGTCGCCCCGTTCTCAGGAAATTAATAACTATATCCTGGACATCATTAATGACTCTTGTATCTCTCAGCGGCTTTCTAAAAATATCTTGCCGGTGACGAACCACATAAGCCACATAATCAAAGTGTTGTTGCCCCTGCGGAACAAGCCTGGTATGACTTATGTTCGCCCCGCCAGCCGCCATAGATTGAGCAATAGCCCAGGCCGCATATTGAAGCGCACCTTGATGAACTCTTTTACGATCTGCCTTGAAAGGACGACCAGCACGGCCTGTAATGTTTGCCCGAGCGCCGCCCCGTTTAGTGAAGCGTATTTTATGTTCACCAGCAACAGGTTTGATATCCCCTCTTGAAGATTTCAGGATCAACCACTTCAAGATCTTACTCATGGGTGGGGCACGCCCTGGACTTCTACCTTCCCGGATAAACCGGTTATGTCCCCCTTCGATTTCCTCTACCCCCCACACGACAATATCACTTTCAGAAATCTTGCGAACAATAAAATTCCTGGACGCTTCTCCGGTGACACCTACTCGGAACTTGTGCCCTGGGGACAATATCTTACTTATCTCGCTGGCTGCACCCCTCATTGCTTCTCGTCCTACCACCGACAAAGCATCTCGGGTTACTTGACCTACAGTAGACTTCGATTGAGAGGCCAACTTCAAGCCGTACATCTTATCCATTTGGAAATCGATATCGATAACAACAGCCATCAGGTTACCCCATCAGCAATCGATCACGTCGAAGCATTCGTTTCATAATAGTAGTAAGGTGGGAGGTCAAGCCCACATTCATGTTCGGAGACGTTTCTCCCACCTTATTTTCTGCCTGTCCCCATTTAAGGCTGGCATCCGCACCTTTGCGTCCTTCGTAGTTAATGATCGCAATAATCATAGCAACAGCCGTGAGCCTCACGACTTGATCTACCTCTTCTACCCCGGAAGTATAGTCAATCTCCACGTTTACAGACCCAACGGGGAAAGTTTCTACCTTCAGTTGCACGAAGTTATCGAACACCACGTAATCCGAAGCAGTAAGCGACAACCCATCCACTCGAAGATCCTGCACAGCAGTCATCGGGGGTTTTCGTACAAACAGAACCCGAGAACCATCCCCGCTATGTACTTCACTCGTAATTTCTACCGGAGCACCCAAGTTGGAGTTGCTCTTGTGTTGCCGGATCAATGCTTCAACTGTCTCACTCCAGATATCCTTCAAATGACTTTCCGGTATTGGGTGAAGATCGATCACATCTTGCTTGCTTGCCAACGTCCAAGCCATTAACTACTCTACTCCTCCAGTGCACGTGTGCACTAACTATCTACTTCATTCTTTGTTCATACCCTACAATCGGGTATCTAAGGTAAAAGAAAAACCCCCGAGGAAGAAACCAAGGGGGTAAATTCACTATTTAATCCGAGGATTACTCGGACAGTTTCACGTGCCGGACCATAGCAACCAGGTTCGGGTGCTTCAGTCGCAGGGACAGGTAGCCCTTCAGCATGTAGTCAAAGGTGTCCTTCACCCGAGCCAACTCCACAAAGGAGAAGAGCCGGTCAACCGGACGACCCATGTCATCGATCATGCCCAGGATTGCAGCCCCACGGCCAGGATTGATATTCGCCAGGAGGATGTTCTGCTCACCCTCTTCCAACGGCTTGATCGCCTTCGGCGTTAGGGAACCATCGTCGGAGTAGGTTTCCACATCGCCGTTCACAGTGCCAGCCGCATCGTAGGTCAGGGCCGGGATAATATCAAGCAGTTGATAACCACCACTATCCTCCTCACGGAAGATCATGTACAGAACAGCAGCAGGATCGGCAGTCCAAGACAAATCAACAGTGTTGTTGGTCGTCTCGGTCGTGTCCGTGTCTTCGACACCAGCAACCTGCTCACCGTAGACGGTCACCGAAGCGATACGGTAACCCCAGGTGGCATCACCCAGGGACCCACCATCAGCCTTAGCCGCAGTCGCCGTAGGAGAACTGGTTTCGGCTTCCGGCACCAGGTAATCCGTCTCCAGGATACCAATGCGTCCGTAGGCATCCATTTCGATCTTACCATCAGCCAGCGCAATCGAGGTCAGAGGGATCTGAACCCGAGTCTGCAAACCGTCAACAATCTGCTTCATCCGAATGCCCATGAACCACAGTTTCGGATCATTGCGAACACCACGGAAACCCGCAGCCTTAGCAATAGCCTGGTCCAGGTGATCCAGAGCAACCACACCACCCGCAGCGTCGATCACATTACCCGGCGCAAGGGAGAACAGGCGAGGAATAATACCGGAATACTGGTAGGCATCGCCGGTAAAGCCGATATCGTCAGCGGCACCCCACAGGGCACCATACTCCAAGATATTCGACATACCTTCCAACGAACCTTCCAACTCAGCGGCCAAAGCGTCGATGAACGGGTCATCAACTTTCTGAGCAAAGCCAGATACCGAACCCCAAATCCGCTGAATTTTCATCTGCACGGACTTACGTGCATACACGCTGTTCTTGTTGTTGGCCGGAGTCGTTTCTCCTTCGAACCAACCCTGGGGGTGCGTGGAACGAATATTGTACTCGTGCGTTTTGCTACCAGCAGGAACCACGGCCAACAGTTCAGCCAAAGGCTGAAGTTTCAACAGTTCCTCTTCCAAAAACGACTCCAAGTCATAAGGGACTAGAGCCTCTCCGTCGCCGGTAGTCTCCAATGCTTTCCTAAGTTGCGTTTTAATACTCATCTTAAATATACCCTTCAAA